AATCCATTACAGAAAATGTAATGAATAAACCCACTTTTAGAAAACACTTTTCAATAAGAAATCAAGAAAAGTTTACTGCAACAGGCGACGTAGCTTCTGCAAAAAAAGAACCAGGTATGAAAGGAAGCTTACAAGCTTTTCAAATGGCTCATGGAGAAGGACAGTCAGTATTTGAAGCAAGACAAGCTGCAGTAGAGCAAGAACTAGAAGCTGCTCTAGCAATGGAAAACTTACCTGCAAGTGCTAGCGAAATGATAGCTACTTCTAAAGATAATTTTGATAATAACATAAGAATAGGAGGAGATAGACAGTTTAAGTATAATCCTCTAACAGGAAAAATTTCTTCCAAAGAAGGAATTACTGTAGATTTATCAGTACAGACAAGAAGAAAAAATATAAAAGATGCTTCAGCTTCAATGAAAGCAGGAAAGCCTCTTAATAAAATGTTAAAAGAGTTAGAAGAAGATTTAAAAGACGAGATAAAAAGACAAGATAACTTTTGGGGACCAGAAGCAAAAGGTTCCAATAGTGTAAAAGAGGGAGTTGCAGACGCAATAATTAATAGCACTATAAAGAAAAAAATGTACACTAGTAAAAAAGCTAAAAACCTTACTAGATATAAAAAACCTGTAAAAGAAAGCACATTAACAGAACAAGCAGCTACTTTTACACAACAAACAAAAATTAAAGATTTAAAGGGAGGAGGACCTGCTAGAGGCATGAAAGCTTCTGGAGGACAAACACCAAATAACTCCGAAAAAGGAAAAGGTGTATCTCCTGAAACTTTTGCTAATAACATGGCAAGAGTATTAACAATAAAAAGAGCAATTAATAAAAGATTGCCCGCAGAAATTAGAAGAAATATGGGGAAGCCTGCGCTAACTAATAGAACTAGTAGATTTAGTGATTCGGCAATAATAGAAGATATGACCCCCGCAGCAAAAACACTAATGGTAAAGTATACATATAGACTAAACCCTTATGAGACTTTTGAAAATACAGGAAATAGAAAATGGCCTTCAGGGTATAATCCAAAACCTTTAATTTCAAAAAGTATAAGAAACTTAGCATTAGGAATGTTTAAAATAACAAATTTAACTACTAGGAGAGTATAATGGCAAATCAGTATAGAACAGGAAGAAGTAAGATTGTCGATGCTCTTGTAGAAAAATTACAAGGAATTGATGGACAGTTTCCATACAATTCAAACATATTTAAAAACTGTCATGGAGGCATGGTATTTTTAGATGAAATCCAAGAGTTCCCGAAATTATGCGTGGTAGCTGGAGATGAAACTAGAGAATATCAACCAGGCGGATTTAAATGGAGATTCTTGACTTTAGACGTAAGAGTTTATGTCGAAAACCAAGAAGACCCACAAGAAGTCTTAGCTTTATTAATGGAAGACATTGAAAGAGTGGTAGACGACAACGATATGCTAACTTACGATGATACAGTAAGTCCAGCATTAACAACAACTTCCTTAACTGTAAGTGCAATGTCAACAGACGAAGGTGTATTAAAACCTTTAGGAATTGGCGAAATGTCTTTACAGTGTAGGTATTAAAAAAGAAATTACAAACGCTGATAAACATCTAGCGAAGTACTTTCAAAGTATAAAATAGGAGAAAGCAATGGCTTTAAATCTATCCAGAAATACCAAGGTTTTCGTGAGTCAGGTCAATGGGTGTAACCCAGCTGACGGCGTAAAAGGCGGTATTAAAAACGGAAAAATCACTGCAGGCGGTTCAGGATATAATGTCGGAGATATTATAACTTGTGATACTACTAGTGGTACTGGTGAAGACGCTAAGTTTATAGTAAAAGCTGTAAACTCAGGAGCAGTCACTAAAGTAGCTATGCCAAACAACTGTAAAGGTAAAAAGTTTATAGTTGGTGAAACAGCTGCTCAAGCTACTGATGCAGTAGTAACTGGTGCTGACCATAGTGTTACCGCAAGTGGTGAAGGTTTTATCTTCACTGTTCAAGCAGTAACAGCTGGAACAACAGCAGATGGCGGAAGAATTGGAACAGGCTTGTTCAAAGGAAATGAAACTGATGCAAACACATTCAGACTTGGTGTATTAGATGGATACAGCTTCTCACAGGGAAGTGACTCAACTGACGTAACCATATCAGAAGCGGGTGCTACACCAAACAGGGGTTCAAAAAGATTCAATGACTCTTTACCACCTGCAGAATGGTCATTCGGTACTTATGTACGACCATTCCAGCATGGAGCAGCAAGTTACAGAGCAAATGGAACATTTGACTGTGTTGAAAACATTATGTGGGCAGCACTATCTGGAACAGGACTACCAAATGCAACTGAAAATACAACAGGTTCAGGAGTATTCGTAAGTACTGCTACTGAAAAAGGTTCATTATGTAACTTTACAGAATCAGATGTTCACGAACTTATGAAACTAAGCATCTATTTCGCACTAGAAAACACAACATATAGGTTAAATCAAGCACAGATTAACCAAGCAGAAATTGACTTCTCAATTGATGGTATAGCACAGATTACATGGTCTGGTAATGCTACTACTATTGACCAGGTGTCAGAAGTTTCTGAAGACCCTTCATTAGCTGTAGAATTTACTACTGCTGACCAGGGTGCAGATTCAGCTGCTATTTTAAGTGCTGTAACATTAAATGCAAACTCAACTGCATTAGCTGATAGAACTGATAACTGTGAAGAGTTTAACTATGTAGATACTACAGGTCCTAGTGACGCTGATTATCTAAGAAACAAACTTTCAAGTTTATTCTTGAACACAGCATCACAAGGTGGTGGTAAGACTTCTCAAGGTCTTGATGCTAAAAATTATGCAATTAACATTACTGGCGGAAGTTTAACAATCGCTAATAACGTTACTTACGTAACACCAGAAACTATCGGTGTTGTTGATAAACCAATTGGTTCATTTACAGGAGCAAGGGTTGTTAACGGAAGTTTAACAATGTACCTTGACAATAAAAGCAATGGCTCTAACGACCTATTATCTGACTTAGCAGCAGCGACTGACCTTGTGTCAAACGCGTTTGATATGAGACTATACATGGGTGTAGCTTTCAATACAACAGCTGTTGGAGCATCAGAAGTACCAGGTAGTTTTGGAACTCATGATTTTGGTACTGATGGTACCAACGCCCCAGTTATTAATGCTGGAGTAGAGTTTGCAATGCCTAGAGCTCATTTAACTGTGCCTACAATTGAAGTTGGAGACTTAATCTCTGCTTCCGTAGAATTCGCAGCGAACGGTTCTTCATTACTAGAAGGTGATGAATTATCCGTTAAATATCTTGGCGTAACTTCACATACTCAGGCTGGTTATAAATCTACCGGTTCTCAGGCTGAAGCAGTATTAGCTTAAGATAACATGTCACATAGTTTCCTCAAGGAGAGTAAGCTATATATAGTTTACGGCGGTAACAAGTATAGAATATATACTACTACCGCCTTAGACTTTTCTCAAACATTTGCGCAAGAATCGTACCCAGTAAAGACTTTGCACGACCAAACAAAAATGTTAGAGGGAGCAACTATAACTTCTGCCAACGCAGTAGATTTTAGTTTCACAGTCCCCTTCACAAAAGAAAAGGACGAAAGTCCAATTATCGAACTTTTACAGAGCTTAGATAATAATGAACAGTTAACTGGTTTTGATATGTATATTGAAACTGGTAGCTCAGTCTTTAAAGTAGATGGTGCAGTAATTACATCAGGAGATTTTAGCATTAGCCCAAATTCTCAATTTGCAGTATCAGTACAGGGACAAGGAACTAAATTAGAAAGAGTTGGTAATGAAAGTTATACCATACCTGGGAATCTTCAATCTGAATCTTCCTCAAGAACTCCTCTTTTAGTTTATCCAGTAATTAGTATTGACAGTTTAAGTATGAATAGTATCATATCAGTAAATGTTAATATACAAAATAATATTACTTGGACAAACTACAAAACCTTGCAAAAGTCCTTAAATGTTACTAATAGTAGTAATGTAATGCGACCATCTGATTACGTGGTAGAAAAAAGAATTGTTTCGGGAACAATTAATCAATACCAAACAGATAACAATATAACACAATTTGATAATTTTAGTACTAATAGTAATATTACTCTAAAAGCAGTAGAAGTAGGAAAAGCCGCAAATGCAACTCCTTTTTTCCAGATACAGTTAAACCCTGCATCTTACACTGCGAGAATGCAAGTAGCTGATGTATACCAACAAAGCTATGATTTCTCTTCTTTAGATAATACAGCTTTAGGAACTAGAATTACACAATATTCATAGGA